TCCTCCGGGGTCTGGCCCTCTGGCGTGGCCTCGATGGAATGAAGCGGCTCGCAGTCGTCACGACCGCGCCAGCAGCGGACCGGCGTCATAAGCATTCGTTCGTTTCCTTCGTTCGTTTTGCGGCTCCAGGGGAGCGGAGACGGACGCTGGCGAGGGGGCCTGCATGCCCTCGTCCTCTAGCCCTGCCTCTCTGATTAGGCAGGAGCCCCATCTCCGCGCCGCTGGCGCCTGTTCGTCTGCCAAAGGCTCCAGTGGAGCGGAGACGGCTGGCGGGTTGCCGTTCGCCAGGTGCCCACCATGGGCTCCGTCTCCGCACCGCTGAGGCCTTCCTTCAGTGCCGACACCAGTCCTCAGACCAGTGTCGGCTACCGTCCTTGTGTGGTTGACACGGTGCTGAACTCCGACGCTACCTACTGCCCATTCTCATTCAGATGCCGGCACACTGGCGCCTTGCGTACACGTCCAGACGAGGACCAAGCTCGGCGCCCATCAGGTGCGCCGGCTTAGTGGCCGATGGCATAGAGGCCACCCGTCCTCCGCGGCGTATAGGTGAGAGCATTGGCGCGACCGTTGCGATCGGCCTTCACCTTCCCCCTACCCTTGAGATGCTTGAGGTCGCGAGAAACCTTGGGCTCGGAAAAGCCAGTGGCTTTGGCGATGTCCTTCTGCTTGGACACGTTAGGGTTGGCCGCAAGGAACTCTTCGACGCTGGCGTACCTCTTGGGTTGCAGTGGGAGTGAAACGGTTGGCTTCGGGGCGGGCGCCTGTACTCTCGGCGCCGCACTCACTTTAGGGCTCGGTGGAACGATTGACGGAGCAGCGGTCTTTGCAGGGAAGTCGATGACCTTTTCATCCTGCTTGGCAACCGTTGCAGGCTTTGACTCCTCAGACGATTTCGGTTTCCCGCCACCGCCTTCCGAGGAGGATGGAAGCTTGCGATCGCCAGACGCTTTCAGCCATGAAAGCGGGTTCATGAAGAAACCGGCGAAGTGGAAGCAAACCATGGAGAGCACGACCTGCCAGATCGCTTCCATGGCAGAGACAACCATCTGCACGCGCTGGACGGTGAAACCGAGCGATGCCGCCCAGAGCTCAGCGCCAGCATCAGGTGCAATCTGAACTTCAACGGGGGCTTCCCTGAAAGCCTTGATTGCTTTCTCGTTCGCTGCCACGAAATCGCGGCGAGCTCCCCTGTCGTCAGCGTTCTTGCCGGCGAGGTCGAGCACCTTCTTGGCGCTGTCCTTCTGGAGCTTGTCGGCCTCGGCGACGCGGTCGATGTGCGCCTCACGGGTCTTGCTGGCGCTCAGGCGCTCGGTCGCCCGGAAGCTCGCGATCGAGTTGACGACGGCCACGCCGGAGACCAGCATGATCATCGTGAGGATGAAGCCCACGCCCCGCTTCTTGGCGCTCCAGGCAGCGCCAGCCGCGAAGCCGATCAGGACAACGCCAACCACCTCGATGGTCACGGCGGTCGACTTGGCGATGAACTTGCCGCCGTCCGTCACAGCCCACGTGCTGCCTTGCAGCCATGTGGCGTAGCCGTTGAGGACCACGAGGGCACAACCGCCGAGGAACAGGAGGACGCCGAGCGTCCGTGCGAAGCCGACAGAAATCATGCGCTGCACCTTGCTGCTTGTTCTTGAACCTGGGAAACGCAACGCACTCACGCGACTTGCAGTCTGCTCACCATGCCGACGCGCTCACCAATCCAGCGCATCACCGGCACTGCCATGCTGTTGCCGAGCGCCTTGTAACGAGGGCCATCGGCGGCTGGCTTCCCCCGGTAGGGGATCAGCGTGTAGTCGTCGGGGAAGCCTTGGAGGCGCTCGCACTCGCGAGGAGTAAGCCGACGAACAGCGGCACTTGCCTGAGCGACGGCCTGCCCTTGTGATCTCTGAAGCGCGAGGGCCGTATCTTCTGCCAAGTGCAGATCAATTGACCCCCCCTGCTGGTGAGTAAAGGCGATAGCCGGCGGCACACCCGCATTCGCATGGCTCTTGCTGTGCGTTCCCGCTCTCAGCGTCGGAGCGCAATCGTCCATTGCGTCGTTGCCGTAGTCCTTGGAGGAGAAGGCGATGGCCGGATAGCTCTGGCCAGGCTTGCCGCCGCCGGTCTTGAGAGCGGCGACCGTGGCGCCGTCTCCACCTTCTAGGCGGAGTTCCGCGCGGCTGTTCTCGGCGAAGGCGACGGGCACGAGAGGCGTGCCGCGCCCCGTGCCGTCCTCCGACGCATCGAAGCCGTCGGCGCGGAGCGCGTGCGCTACGACATTGCCGCGTTCTGCATCGCGTCCGTTGAAGCCGCTCGGGTGAGCGCCAGCAGCAAGGGTGCCGGCAACTCCTTGCCCCGCTTTGCGGCTCGGCGCAGAATGCCCTTGCAGGCAGTGACGCTCAAAAAGTACCGCTGCGGCACGTCGCCAGTCTCCAAGATGTCCGACAAGGAAGACACGACGGCGTCTTTGGGGAACTCCAAAATACTGTGCGTCGAGGACTCTGTAGGCGAACCCATACCCGAGTTCGACCATGCCCCCGAGTATGGAACCAAAGTCCCGTCCTCCATTCGACGACAGGACGCCGGGGACATTCTCCCATACCATCCAGCGGGGCCGTGTGCTGTCAGCAAGCCTAAGAAATTCGAGGGCCAGGTTGCCACGATCATCAGCCAGTCCGCCTCTGAGACCGGCGACGCTGAATGACTGGCAAGGTGTTCCTCCGACCAGAACGTCAACTGATCCAACATCTGCCGCCTTGATCGTGGTAAAGTCGCCCATGTTGGGAACGCGCGGGTAGTGGTGCGCGAGAACGGCGCTCGGGAACTTCTCGATCTCGGCAAAGGCGACCGCCGTCCAGCCCAGCGGCTCCCAAGCTGCGGTGGCAGCTTCAATCCCGGAGCATACAGAGAGGTATCGCATCACGCCGCCACCTCTTCCCTCTTCCGCAGCACGATGACGTTGCTATCGGCTGGGATCTGCTGCTCGCGGAGGCGGACTTGAGAGAACGACCGAGCGTAATGGGCGGGGCAATACGATATCCCTGGCGTCTTGATGGTGAGGCCGCAGAACTGCTTGACGAAGGGTCCGGCCGGCTCCTCCAGGACGATCCACCTGCAGTGGTGCCGTTCGAGATCGTCGAATGACACGCGGGCGATATCGTCGGCGTTCGGCTGCGGGAGCGGCGTAGGATCGACGATGAGCTTCATTTGTGGCCTATCCCACAGGACAAACGGCTTGCCCTTGCGGGCGTTGTTGATGCGGGCGATGGTTTCGCGGGGATGGACGCCGAGGCTGGCGCCTTTGGCTTTTCCACGGGCTCTGCCGGCTTTGGCTGGAAGGCCAACGCGATGAGCACGACCGATCACGCTGTTCCGAGACGCAGGCTCACCAAGGATGCGAGCGATCTGCTCCGCGCTGTGCGCGTCAGCGACCCACAACTCACGTAGGGTCTTGTCGCGCTCTGGGGTCCAGAAGGAGCCGGGCCTATACTTGATGGACTTCACCAAGGCGCGCTGCTGGCGGACGTAGAAGACTGAGCAATCCAGCTTCTCTGCGAGTTCGTCCTCGCTGAGATGCGGGTGTTGTCTGACCAGTTCTGCCTTGGAGGTCATGACGTGCGGGCCTCCGCGCGGCGATGGCGCCGACGCCAATCGGCATTTTGCATCAGAGATTTCTCTCTGAACGACGGGTCGGTCGCATAGCGCTTGCGCCGCAGTTCATAGCGTTTTGGATTGTACGCTTTCACCGCGTTTGAGTTCTTTGGATTGCCTGACGCGCTTGTACGCTGGCGCACGGTGCGCACGTACTCTTCGCGACACCCGATGGTCTCGGCGATCTCCTTGTTGGAGAGGTGCAGGAGTTTCCTGATCCGGTCTGACTTGGAGAGTTGCCGTGCCATCATGAAGCCTGATTTTTCTGGCCTTCTTCGTCGAAGGTGGGGGAGACCGCCATTGATCCCCCCCCCGGTGCGATTGCATACTGATCGTGATTGACGCCTTGCGGCGCCGTGAGGCCAACGGGTGTTATGGCGGAGATCAGCCCGCCACTTGCGGCTCGCCCCCGGAGGACTGCTTTATCGCCGGGCCGCCCCCAGCTCAGCTATCCGCACCATGAGGGGCTAGTACCCCGTTAGCCTCACGCCACCGCAAAGAACGCAAACGCATCACATCACAAGGGAGCGCGCTGGTATCGCCCTGCACGACGGGTTTGGCGGCACGTGCATCCGCCTCCCCAACGCGCTCGCTCCTGACGTGACGCTTACGGACTTACGCACACCTATTCAGAACACCGATAGGTCAGTACCCTTGACCGTCACAGTTGTGTCATACTCTTGGCTTGACGACGCAACTTACGCGTATAGATTAATTCCTGAGCATCAGAGTGCGGGATGCTCTACGCGGGGTAGAAGAACGATAAGTCGAACGCACTCGACGGGAACGCGGGCTTTACGTCATGACGCCGACTTACGCAGCGACGCGGTCGCTTGATCGGTTCTTCGGGGGAGCTCCATAGATGTCAGGACGCAGATCGTGACGTGACACGCCAGTGACGCGTTCGACATCAAGGCACCGCTCCGGCGGCACCTTGTTCCACTGACAGACTGCTTGCAGGGTCAAGCCCAGCTTATCCGCTAGGTCCGATACAGATCCGACCGCAGCAATCGCCGCGGCCAGTCCACCCGTGCGTACCTTCCTTTTCGCCATGAACACGACTAAACTATTGCTTGTGGTAAAAGTCAAGCCACTCTTGAGTGGTCGGCTAAAGTTGTGCTTAATAGAGTGCGCGCATGGCAGAGAACACACTTGGACAGCGCATGCGCGCGGTGGCGGAGAAGGTTGGCCTCACGCAGAAGGAGGTCGG